CCAGAAAATCAGTGATCCACTGGAACGCCTTCTTGATGACGTCAATAATCTTAAAGAACAGGTCTTTTAGCCAACCAAGCTTACCGCCAATGGCAATCACCGCATCCACCAAGCCTTTAGCCAGCGCCACAGCGAGTTTCCCGACAATGCCAACCACCGCAGACGTTGCCGGGGCTATCGCCTCCATCAGCTCAACAATCGGCGGCAGCAGCTCAGTAATCAAATCAGCTAGCGGCGGCAACAGCGGCGTGAGCGCCTGCACCAGCTGCACAAAGATATCAGCCACCTGAATGATAATCGGGATAATCAGCTCAATAATCCGCACCAGGGCAGGGAACAGGGCTTCTGCTACCTGCATCAGGGGCGGAATAATCGGCAACAAAGCCTCAATCAGGGACTTTATCAGATTAGCCAGATCAGGTAGCAGCGGGGCGACCACTTGCAGAATCTCAGCTAGGGCGGGGAACAGGAACTGTGCGACCTCTGCGATCACCGGAATCAGCATGGCCACGACGTCAGCCAGAATGCGGATCGTATCGACGATCACCGGAATCAGCGGGATCACTGCTTCAATGGCCATGCGGAGAACATCACCAATCAGGGCACCAATGTCACCTAAGATCGGGGCAATGGCTTCCATGATTTGGGCAAACGCGGGGAACAGCACACTGGCCAGCTCAGCGATCGACGGCAACAGGGCGGAGGCAACACCAGCCAGCGTCTGAATCAACTCGATGATGACAGGCATGATAGGCGTCAGGGCGTCAATGGCTATGCGGAACACTTCACCCAGCAGGTTGGAAATGTCCCCAACTAGTGGGGCAACAGCACTAATTGCCTCGGCCAACGCGGTGCCCAGGAACGCCACCAGCTCAGCAATCGACGGCAACAGCGGCGCGAGTGCTACCACCAGGTCAGCAATCGCCTGCGCTATCGGCCCAAACATGGGCGCCAGCGCGTTCAGCGCTTCAACCAAGGCTTGACCAGCTACTTGGGCGATAGTGGAAAGCGGCTCCACCAGCTGGGCGATAATCTCACCCAGGGCGGACAGGATACCGCCAAACGACGGACCTAGGGCGATTCCCAGCTCAACAATCAAATCCAGCAGCGGACCTATCAAATCAGATAGGCCACCTAGGGCGTCGATCATGCCTTGAATCAGGGCGGTGGTGGCGCCGCTGGAAGCATATTCTTGGAACTTTTCACCCAGCGTTTCGAGGACGCCACCGAACGCGGCACCAAAATCACCGGCTATACCGTCTAGGCCGGTGCCAATGGATAAAACCCCTTCCAACAGCGTGTTTAACCCCGGTCCCATGGCGTCGGTGAACTCGCTAGCGGAAGCGATGAGCTTCTCTAATTCACTTTGATTGCTGACAATTGTATCGACAAGTCCCCCCATGAGGCCCCCCATGCTAGCACCCAGGCCAGCCATAGGCTCCTCAAGGTTGGTGATGAGGCCGCCTAGATTCTCGAAAGGTTCCTCAAGCGCCGCGGCGAACTCACCTGACACTGACTCCTTCAAGGAATCAAAAGGTTCTTTCAGCCCCTCGGCAGCCTCCTTGATACCATCGAAGCCCAACACCACGGCGCCTAGAGCGGGGCCGGCCACCGCGGCTAGCGCTGTGGCACCAGCGGCAACCTGACCAATGGCGCCACCTGCGATAGACACCAGGGAGGTGATACCGGTAGTCAGGCCACCAATTTTCGTGGCCATGCCGGCAGCCTGGGCAGTCGAAGCGTTGATGTCGGCAGCCATTTTCTGGGCGGCACGCGCCGCCTCAGTGAATCCCTTAGTGTTGGCATCACTGACAATGTTGACCGACAGGATTGCCGACTTCTTTTTCCCCGCCACCGGTTACCTCTTTTATCTCTTTTTCGCTGCTTCCGCCTGCTCAGCCATGACCTCTAGCATCGTATCTATCCATGCTGGTTCTTCCGCCAGCAGTACACTAGGCGGAATCCCCGTGTTGATAGCCAACAGGGCGATTACACGGCAGGCGTCGCCTCGGTAGGGTTTAGGCCCATCTCACCACCGGACTGACTCAGCGCTTCCACATTCTCCAAAAAATCCTCGAAACTGTATTCGGTTTGGCCGGTGCGCTGCAAAGCCTTCCACGCCAGGAAAGCAGCGAAAGTCAGTGGGCTGTCGGTCGCAGTGCCCCAGTCGCGGAGACGGGCGGTGCGTTCAAACGCGACTTGATCGGACAGGATAGGCGTCACGGCAACCTCTTCACCGTTGACGTACCGGACGTTGATAGTTAGTTTCATCGTTTCTTTCCTTCAATCTTTCCTAAAATACGGTCAATGTGCTGCTCATATACTTTGAGCCAAAGTTCTTCGTTGGCGGCGGCGGCGGTAGCAATCCAGGGGTTCGGCTCGATATCGCGTTTCGGCCAACCCCAGTGAATGGGGTTTGCGTAGGGTACTAGCTTCCGGCCGGCTCTGACCATGCCGGCCTTCTGCGTAGCACCCGCCCTGATACTCGCGGCTAGCCGGCCGGTGACTTTCGGCGCCAAACCAGCAGCTATCGGCACGATAGTCTGCGCCGCGGCTAAGTTAGCATTGCGCAAATCCTTTGTGTCGCCGCCTGCTTGTCGAATGGTGCGGCGGAGGTTTTTCAGCCCCTCCACCTCTGCGGAAACATCCACATGGCCGGACATTTACGGCTCTTGTACAGGCGTAAAGGTTGGCTCCCCAACCAAGGGGAACGTCAAATCCTTACTCATTTCCTTGTTCACTTCGCCACCTACGCCTAGGGGGCGAACCTTCACCGTGCCGGTGAATTTCGCGGATTTTTCCCCTTCTACCGGGCGGAACTCAAACTCCACTTCTTTACCGCGGTTGGTGAAACACCAATCCCAAATTCCATTCCGCTTCAGGTTAATAAAGCAAGTAAGCTCCATCGTCCACGTAATGGTGTCTTTACCAGGTGCGTAGTCACCAGATAGCACATGTTTGCCGTCTTCCGTATTTACGGAAGGGTTAAGCTCTGCTTTGGTAACAAGGGCGGAAAATTCATTCTGAGCACCGGCTTTACCGAAAACCAGTTTTCCAGGCCCCGTAGAGATACGGCTATCTAATGTGTTGACGTTGGCCATTGTTATGCTCCTTTCAGTTCGTAGGTGACTTCAACCGCGGGCAAGGGGGTTTGCCCGATAGCGGGAAGGGTAATTGTAGTGATCTCGATGTCTGTTGGGTATCGGTTTTCCAGAAGGTTTAGCAGGTCGTCTAGCATGCTCATGAGGTATTCCACCGCTAACGTGGTGCCAAGGTCAGCGGCAACAAGGTACACGCTTGCCTCAGCGGTAACCTCACCGCGGGCCATAGACTCAATTTCCACCTCCTTGAGGGCAACCCACGCACCAGGAATACTGATACGGTTGGGATTAATCGTTGCGGAAATACCAACGTTGCTGATTTCCTTAGCCAGTTTCCCTAGATGCATCGGGATAATGTCTGGATTCATCAGCCCACCGCCGGGGCGGTCCAGCCGCCAAGGCCTAGCAGCATGGCGGCTTGGGGGTCGTGGCGCTGCACATAGGTAGTGCCTTCGTCTGTCAGGGCTGCTACACCACCGGGGGTGGCACGGCGCCGCCACAAGTGGGCGGCAAGCATGACGGCGCCGGTATGAATCCGGTCGGACCAGGCGTCTGGGTTACCATGCCAATCCGTCACAGTGGCGTTAACCGCCGCTGTGATTCCCTCAAGCGCTTGCTGTTCGGCGGCGTCACCTACCGCCTCGACGCCTAGCCACGCTAGGACTTCTGAATCTTCTACCTTAGGCATTATTGAAGTGCACCTTGACCAGTCCTTCGCCCCGGTTGAGCATGTGGGCGGTGTAGCCGAAGAGCCCCACATCTCGGCCACCATGGGCGATGTGCTCAGCCTCGGCACGCAGTGGGGAACCGGGGAGCTCGAAAAACGTGGTGGCGTCCTTACAGCCGACAATAGCAGTGCCGGACTCGACAAATTCCGAAGTGGTCCATGTTGCCGGTTCGGATACCGGGGTTAGGTTCATGTAGTGCGGAACGTCTAGCTGAGAGTACTTGAGTACTTTTTCGAGGTCACGCGGGTTAACAATGGCGTAGGCGGCGGGGACATGCACTGCCTCATCGACGCGGATAGCGCCAATGGTGATAGCGCGGATAATGTCTTGGGCGACCTCTGGGATATCGGTTGCGTGATCTACCAGGAACTTTCCAGCATCGTGGTCGGTCTCGTAGGCGTAAGACTCGTTCATTGCTTGCCAGTAGGCAAGCAGCGCCTCGGACTCGTTGAAGTCAAAAATTTGTCGATCCAAATCATTGCCACCGGCCCAGGGCTGGGCGTCCATTGATACTTCTTCCCATTGGGCTTTTTGCGTGGGAATCTCGGTTTTATTGCCGGACCATTTGGCAACACCAGGCTTGAGCAGTTTTCCGCTATCTGTGTCCTTCTTCCAGCGGAAACCAATAGCTTTCCGGCCGGTCAGTGCTTTGGTTGCGATTAGTGGGATAATGCGGCGCTGGTAGACAACACCGGACCAGAGTTCGCCTAGCCATGCTTTAGGCTGGGTGACGATTGAGTCTGAGCCCTTGATGTCGGCAAGTGCTGCTTGGATTTCATCGTCTGGGATTTCACCGGTGTGGATTCCTAGAATAGTCTCGGCGGCGTGGGCGGCGGTGATGACTTCCTGCTTGGTGGCGTCTTTACCGCCTGGGATACCGGCCGGAATTTTATTCCGGGGAGTGGCTGTAGTGGAACTGAGGTTCTCGGTGACTTTCGCGGCGATAGCGGCAATGTCTTCAGCGTTTAGGGTCATTTCTGTGGTTTCTTTCTCTTCGGGGGTGCCGGATTCGGCGTATACCTTGGCTTTCTCGAACGCGGGGAAGGGCACTAGCGCCACGGCTTTGAGCAGGGCAGACTCGATAGTGCCACCGGTGCGGCGGACGCCTACCGCCTCGATGCTGAAGGAATCAATGATGTGTTCGGCGGCATTCGTGAGGGCTTCGGTGGCGGCGGCGCTACTGCCTAGCTGAAAGCGCATGACTAGGCCTTCGGTCGTGTTTTCGGCACTGATAGCGTGGCCAATTGCCTTGGGCTGGTGGCCGGGGCGGGAATGCTCAGATAGTAGCTTTACCCGCTCGATGTTGGAAGGAATATCAAGGCTACCGCGGGGAAATACGTAACTTCCGGTAGCGGTTGCCCCGGTATCGCCCCAGGGGAGCACCAGGCCTTCCATGATTCGTTCGGACTCGTTACACGAAACGGTGGCGGGGGCGGCGTCACCATTGATGGTTTCATCACTTGGCATTTCCTTCTCCTTCTTCTTGGCGTTCTTGGCGTTTCCTAGCCCCAACGTTCAGCGTGCTAGTTAACCATTTATCGACTTCAGGGATCGTGATTATCCGCTGCAAAACCGCCACGATCCCCAGGGTGGAAGCCACCAGCGGCACGGTCTCTACACCCGCCACCTTGGCTATTTCCGGTAGCACCGGTAGCAGCGCGATAGTGGTCACGGCAACACTACGGATCACCGAACGCCACGGGTACCGGATTTGAGTTGGCGGACGCTCAGCCATTGGGAAACTTCGCAGCTTGTTTCCGCAGCTCAAGACGCAGACGGTATACCAAAATCATCTGATACATGGTCACCGTACCGAAGCCCAAAACGTAGCCAGTGGCTAGATCAAGAAGGCCCATGCGTCACTTGGCTTTCTTAGTGTCGCGGCAACCATCAATCCCCTGGTTGGCACCGATAGCGGCAACAGTGTCAACCAAGGTTCGGCCACCGGTGTGTGGCCATCCCGGGAAGCCGCTACCGGGGCCGCAAATCTGGTCTCGGATAGTGCGCAGTAGTTCGTTGTTTTCTCGTAATAGTTGCCGGTCGTTCTCGGTAAAGTTCGTCATTTTCCCTGCTTGTGGTGTGGTTCCTGCTTGCATGCTGAAGTAAAACTCTTCAGCGAGACTCATGTATTGGTCGCGGTAGGCACCGGCTAGCTGGTGTGGGCAACTGGTGCTGTAGAAATGCGAATGTGGGAAAACGTTGTTAAACCATGCGGGTTTTCCCAGGTCGTAGGCGTGGCATAGAGCGGCAACTAGGTGCGCACCCGCAGTGATAGTTTCCTGACTGATAGGCCAGTCTTCGGCGGCGCCACCCGTGTTAGCATGCTCGATACCGATTGACCAGCTGTTCGCGGCGGCGTCTCCAGCGTGCCAGGCGGTGTCCCAATCGTTCACCAACTGACCAATTGTCCCATCCACTTCTACTTGGTAGTGAGCGGACGCTTCACGGTCTTGCCAAATCCGGTAGCAATCGGCGGTGCTGAGATTGACACCAGCGTTATGGTGGATCACCAGATATTTGATGGGACCAGGCCGGCCTGGTGTGTAGTGCTTGTTCATCAGGCAGTACAAGTCGGGTTCTAGAGTTTGAAAATCCATAGTCTTTAGTCAATTAGCTGGGTTAGTTCATTGGTAGCTGGGACGCCGCGGGGGCGATAGGCGTCATCAGGCGGCGCGATACTGTTAGGATCGAGGCGGGTCAGGTGGTCTAGGTCAAACTCTACGCTTTGACCAGGTGAAACGATGTCATCCATGCCTAGACGGGCGGCTATAGGCGCCATAAATGATGCAAGGCAGTAGTCGACTAGCTCAACGTTGCGCGCATCCATATTGGAATAACGGATACTAGAGTCGGCTAGGGAGGCATCTAACAGGATAGCTGGTATGCCACAGACTCGGGCGATGTCGATAGCAGCGGCATTCCGGCCTTCCACCAGCAGGTGGGATTCGTAAGAGCCGTGGTCAATCGCTTGAATAGAGCTATTTGTGAAGCCAACGGGGCCGTTTTTCCGTTGCCGGCCTCGGTTCCAAGCGTCGATCAGTTTGTCGATTTTCTCGGGGTCAGTGAGTGGCTCACCGTTGATCTGGTGCAGTTCAGTGTGAGCGACAGGGTGCGCGGCGGCTTTCGCGGCGGCGTCAGCGACTTGCACGGCATGCCTGATAGCGGCGGGATAGCGCAGTATCCCCTGGTCAGAGCCGGGGATAAGGATAACGTCCTCTGGCGCTACTTCTTCTCCCTCGAAAAACACCTCACCGCTGGGTGTGAAGCCCCAGTGTTCGTAGAGCACGTGATCGGCGGCGACAACGGCACCGGCCGGGTTTCTCTTTACTGCCCATAGTGACCAACCATAAAAAAGCAGGTCGTCAACTGTCCACAGCATGCGGTGATAGGGGGAAATGGGGCCACTGGTGCCGGACACCCAAGCCGGTTGGTCGGGTAGGGGACCGTCGTCATCGTGCACTACTAGGGGGCATCTGGCTATGCTGCTGACAATGATGCGGCGGGCGCGCGCTAGCGCGGCAACGTTCATAGCAACATCACGGGTTACTGACTCTGGTAGCAGGTCAGGTGTGCCAACCGTGATAAGGTGATTTGGGTCAGCCCAGGCACTGGCGTAGGGCACTTCGAGGCTACCCGCCGCTAGGGCGGGTAGGGAGAGTGCCTGTCTTACTTTCTCGAAGAACCCCATGCCCTAATGATGCGACATAGGGGTGACAAAACCCCTATTCATGGTGGTTGCGGTAGATATTTCGGGCGGCGCTTTTGGCGGCATAGGGGTCATCATGGCCGGTTTTCAGGTGCCGTGCCAAGGCGTACCAGGCGGCATTACGGTCATCATGCAGTTCTCGCCACTCGCATTTATCGCATGTGATGAGGATAGTGTGGTCGGTGGCGTCGATTGCCGGGGATTTCCGTTTTTGGTTTCGCATAATTTATCCAATGAAAGGCTCGGGAATAGTGGTCTCGGGGATTTGGTAGCCGGCAAGGGCGGCTAGGCCGGCCTCTAGCCGTGCGGTGCCAGCGGCGCTGTTGCGCCTGCTAAACATGCGCCCTTTTTCGCCAACGTTTCGGAGTTCAGCCACGTCTAGTTCGTATTCGACGCCGGCACAGCGGCGGACGCGGATAGGCATGGTTTCCGCTTCCTGGTCAAGCGCCTGTAGAAAATCTTCGGTAGCAGCGATCATTTCATCGGTGGATAGGGGTTTCCAGTGCTCAGGTAAGGCAATAGCTATCTGGTCGGCTAGACGTTTGGTAGGGCCGTATGCATCGCCGCATACCTCGGCGGCGATACCGCGGCGCACCAGTTCCTGGGTGGTGTCGATCACCCATTGCCGGCCGGGGCGGGCGTCGATGATTTCAATGCCCACACCTTTGCCGTCGTTGATAGTGCCCACCGCGGCTAGGGCAGTGGTGGCACCATCCCAGGACACACCAACACCCAAGGTAACCGGACCATCGTCTAGCGGCACCGTGGTGGTGATACCGCGGTAGGCGTCTAGATCAATGGCCTTCTGCCTGGTGTTCTTTGAACGCACATTGCCGTACGCACGCAGCCACTCGTTAAAGTCCATGTCCTCATTCTCTAAAGGCTCAAGGACTTTTTCGCGGGTGCACAGACCAGCGGCTACACCCGGGTGAGCCGCTAAAACGTCCTCGATCGTGAAGGAAGTAACCTCCTGAGGATCAGCGGAGGCGCCTACTCCATAGTCGATCACCGCCACACGGGGCGATGGTTCAGCAATCGCCTTCGCCAGACGGCTATGCCAGTAGTCGGACTCGGCGTCACCCGCGGCACTGATTTGCACAATCTGGCTGTTATTCCTGGTCAGCTGGGTAGCACGCACCGCCTGCATAAGGTCCTTTCCCTGTTTCTGGGTGAAGCTCCATTGTTCATCGGCGATGATCTTATCGCCCTGTCCACCATGAAGATATTGGCTGGTTGGCGGCATAGGGCGAATCTGGGACCCCGTGGCCACCACCACCGTCCTGGTCGCCCCCGCCGCAAGCTTCGTATCGACGATCCCCAGCGGCTCTAAATACTTCTTGCTGGGCTCTACCAGCTCAGCAAGAAAACGCTCCCTAGCCGCCATGCCGGTCTGGGCAGTAAACCAAAGTTTTTGATAACGCTTGGTCATGGCCACATACATAAGCCAATCCATAATGCACGTGGTTTTGCCGGTCTGCCTGGGGAAACTCACCAAGATGGTGGTGAAGACGGGCGCACCGTCAGGCCACCTAGCCACCAAGCGTTCCAAAATTTCTATCTGGTAAAACGTTGGCCGTCGCCCCATGAGGGCGGCAACCTTCTTCACCGCCCGAAGGTCAACTATCGCTCCCTCGGGGATAGGGGTTAGATAGCGGGGCTCTACCCGGCCGGGTAACCAGGTGCGCATTAGTCGGTGTCGGCCTCTAGGGCGGCTAGATCCTCGAATAGCTGCTTGGCCAAATCCTCACTTTCTAGCTTCCGGCTCTCGGGCGTCATGTGGGCTGCGGTGAGGGCTTCGGTCATGGCCGGAATGAGCTTTGCCGGACCGTAGGGTCGGTCTTGTTTTTCCAAAGTGTCGAGTGCCCAGGCGCCGGCACGAAGCACCGTGGCGATCCCTTCATCTATAGGGTGAATCACTTGATTGTCGCGGGCGGCGTCTAGGGCGGCGTCCATGGCCACGGAGTGCCGACCACGCAAAACGCAATCGGGCTGTTTGACGGCTTCGGCCTCGAAAAGTGCCTCTTGGCCTTCGCGGGGGCGCTTCGGATCAGGGCGCGGCATGGGGTTTGACCTCCTGGTTTAGTTGATGTACTGACCCCGGGGGTTGGGGGCCCAAAGAGAGAAAAAGAGTGCTGGCGCGGGACTGCCTAGGGGTCGGCCGGTTCTAAAAACCATCGCCGGCTCGGCGGCGCATCACCGTCACGACTTATAAGCGGATGCAATCGGAACCACTGCTCCAGCGGCATGTCTTGGCGTGACGAGTTGCACGCCTGGTGAGCCGGCCGGAGGTTATCGAGGTCGTCACTGCCACCGGCCGCCCGTGGTACTAGGTGGTCGGCAGTAGTGGCACCGTAGGCGCCACACAGATGACACCGGGTGCCGAACTCCGCTAAGCATGCGGCGGTGCGTTCGGTAGCATATCGGCCGGCCCAGGCCGGCCTACCATCAGCAGGCATAGCCATAGTCATCTTGTGTGCCATACAGCTGCTCACATACGTAGTCTTGAGCGGCGGCGAAGGTCGGGAAGGTCGCTACTGTCGTCCAGATTCCTTTTTTCCATTCCACTTCCCATAGGCCGTTTTCACTCTTCCAAACCTTATATCGTACTTTATCCATAGCATTTTCCGATTCCACCAGCCAGTAGCTCCCGTGGTCCGGGCTCCCTTTCCTCGTACAGACGTTCATGAATGTAATCATGAGCGGCACGGAAGGAAGCAAACCGGTCGTACCTGATAGGCCAATCATTCCAACGAGTGACAACCATCCAATCCTCGGGCAGTTGGCGTTTGAACACCTTGAATCGCTGCTTACTCATATCATTATCCTATTCTTTAGGTACTTCTAGCCCCAGATTTACAAACTCCTCACTGGTCCGCTCGATCCCGAACCGGGTATAGTCGTGCTTCATCATGGTTCGATATAGTTTCCTGATGAACAACTCGGCGGCGTCGATATCGTAGTCCGCAAGCGTCTTTATCGCCGCCACCATAGCGCTGGTTGCGGCGTTCATCTGTTCCTCGTCCTTGGCGTTGTAGACGCTATTGAACAGCGCAGACACCACGATTTGGGGCGTTGGCTTTACCTTATGTTGATTCATTACTTTTCCTTTTCTTCCTGTTGCTGACCATTGTTGCGTAGCGTTCCCGTCGGTGCCGGTTGCGGCGCTTCCGCCGCCATTTCGAGCTTCTAGCCATATGCTATCTCCCTTAGGCGTTTTCGGGCGGCGTTTGCCTTGGCGCCACCAGCGATAGGGATATCAACCCCAGCCATTACAACCCCAGCCATTCGGGGAGTGGCTGTGAGCGCGTAAGCGGCACAATCCCGAATAAGGGGGCAGTCGGCACATAAAGTGTGTGCTCTAACAGCTCTAGGCTTTTTCGCCAGTGGGTGACCCCGCCATGCCTCGGCATTGTCCAGGTCCCACAGATGAGGTGCCGCAATGCATTTCGCTTTTGACCAACAAACTTTCTTAGGCATTTCGCCCCCGGGGTAGTACAGGTGATACGGGTGGTACAGGTGAGTGGTTGGGGAGGGTGCATAGGTGATAGGTGAGGGGTGGTAGGGGCGGTGGTTGCGGTGGGCCAAGATAGATAGAAGGGAAAGGCTAGGTAGTAGGGGGTTAGGGCAGTAGCCTTAGGGAGAACCCCCAAGGGGTTCCCGGCTAGATGGCCTCCCCATTGGCGAAATTCCCATTTTTGACCGCTTCCGTTGCCACCCCACGCCTAGTAGCCGTTCCGCCTCCTTGCGGAACGGCTTCCATAGTTCGCGCCACGTGTCAACAGGCCACGTTGACAGTGGCCCCCCGGGGTCAGGCACACCGGAGGATTTATAGCGAGAAGCACTTTATCCTGACTAGCTGTTGTTTTGTTTTTCTGTTGTGTCCTGTACAGCTACGAAAAAGCAGGACGGAGGTATAGTGAATAAGGAACTATTTAGTTGTCAGCCCGTTAATTGCACTTGCGGGGCCTGATACCCCCGCCGCCGGCTAGAAGCGGCGGGGGCACCTAAACCCAACAACTGTTCAGAACAGCATCCCGGTTTTCTTTTCCCTTGCGGCTTGGCGGCAATCGCGGCAGATGCGTTTGCCGGCCTGGTTCGGCGGCGGTGCCGGTTTTGCAAACACTCGGCCGCATGAGTCGCAGTAGATACCGCTGTCGGCTCTTGCCGGCCGGAACTCCCAACCGGTATTAGTTCGCGCCATTGGCATTTTCGTCACCTACCGGCATGCGTTCCTGCTCCAGACGCAAAGCCTCAGCCTTAGCGTCTTTGAGGTGGTCGTTTAGGAAAAACCAGCCCTTTGTTGAGGCTTTCCGCTCCATCATTTCCCGAAGTTCGTTGTCTAGGTAGTCAATGCCGTGACCCTCGAAGGCCGTTTTCCGAACAGCAAACGCCAACTCGTAGTACAGGATTTCCACCTGCTCGTTCGGGTAGGTTTCCACCTCGGCGGCGGACTCGATAGCGTCCAAGAAAGCCTCGAAATACGGCACCGGAGGCAGTTTGCAAAATTCCTCGTCCCACGCCTCCTTGACCATCGCGGCTAGCTCTTCAGCGGTGTACTCGTCCATGTTTCCTCCTCAAAAATGCCTAACGACCCTGAGCCCCGTAAGGCTCAAGGTCGGCCAGTGATTCCTTTTTCATACCAGGTTGCAACGCACCGATATTGAATGGAATATCCGATGCTACAGCAATGGGTTCATCCATACAGATAGTCAAACGTAGATACGAAGAACCGGACGGGTTGTTTTCAACAATAATACCGTCGGCGCAGACCATCAGCGGCGTGCAAACCATTACACCGTCGATAATTAGGCCATGCTCCTTCGATAGCCGCCAACGCGATTCACTCATGGGTAGAAATATACACAAATCCACCATGTAGATCAAGTATTTTGTGCGATTAATTAAGTTTATTTAAAAATAATTGCAGGCACTCTAGCTAGAGAGTAGTATTTTACATATGCTAAATAGTATAGAAACCAGTGGTTTGATACCAAGATTTCAGCTACGGCACCGTGTCAAGCTGGCGCGTGAGGTCGCAGAGTTACAGCAAATAGAGCTAGCGGAGATGACAGGCCTGAGCCGCGGAACGATAGCGAATATCGAGGTAGGCAAGGCAAAACCACGTAAGGTGTCACTAATGCTCATTGCATATGCTACCGGAGTTGACTTGCACTGGCTCGAAACCGGGGAGCCACGTATGGAAGATGACGCGACTGAAGACGTAGCCTAATTTGACACCCATATCACGATTACTACTTTTTATAAATGTGGGAGTGACTTATGCCACAATCCAGATTATTTGACCCCCATAGTAGGCGTCATTTTGCATGATCGTCGGCGCTGGACAGACCAGGGTGCCATCGGTGCCCAGACGGCACCGTACACTAGTTGCCTCCTGTAGGTCGTTGGTGCCGGCAAGGTTGGCGTAGATGGTCTTTAAAGGCTTATCGGTATTAGCTAAATTGTTAGCGAGAATCAAGGTTTGAGCAGTGTTACCGCTAGACGCGGTGCGGAACTCCAGACTCAAGACACGAAGCCTACCCAAGCGCTGAAGAAGCCCACTCGCATTACGGAACGCCCTATTAAGCGCCACTGTGTCATTACCCGTAGTAATTGCCTCTGATAGCCGCGTTGCATTATTGCGCTGAACCGAAGGAAATTGACTGATTGTGTCGCTTCCATCGGCATTGAGGTACTGGACATTGCGTGGGTCGGCGGTGGCCATGAAATTTTTTATCCTTTCCAAGTGCCAGTCGTGGTAGCCCAGGTGGTTGTGGTGGTAGCCCACGTG